CCTTCAGCTGCTACTGAACGTAATTCACCTACAGTAATACCCATACCTTTAGCAATAGCCTTTGCTAGTGCTGGGGTTTGCTCCATTACAGAATTAAGTTCTTCTCCACGCAACGTTCCACTAGCCAAGGCCTGCCCGAACTGAACTAAAGCTGCATCAGCAGCTTCTGCGCTTGCACCACTAATTGCTACAGCTTTAGAAACTGTTTCAGTTAAACGTGCTGTGTCATCCATTGTGAGGTTTAAAGTTTTGGCATTATCACTAAAACGCTGGTAAACCTGTAACACAGAATCCCAAGCTGAATAGGTTTTTTGAGCAATTCGGAAAGTGTCTTCCGTTGCTTTATTTAGTTCAACTTGATTGTTAGTGACTAACTTAAGGCGATTTTGTAATCCAGTATATGTATCCATCTTTGAAATGGCTGAACCTACTGTTAATAAACCAGCCATGTGTCCAGCTAAAGCTCTGGTGGCTACAGACAAGCTGTCCATAGACTTAGATGCAAATTCACCTTTACGTTCAATGCTAACAAGTTCATTGCCTAGATTACGCGCATTACGTTCAGCATTTTGCGAATCAATAACAATGACCAAACGGGATTCTTGTGCCATCTTTACTTTCCTCTAGGCATTAAAAAACCCACTCAAATGAGTGGGCTCTGTTTAAATTAAAAATAATTACTAAGCTGGGCAGTTAAACCAGTTCGGTCGTGCTAGAAATCTTTGTCCATTAGACATGGCTATCACCGAACAGTCTGCATCGATCAACGGCTCATTTTGTAGGTTCCTGAAATCCAACAATCTAGCAATATCTCGTGCTGCTTCATTCGCTTTCACTACTAAGTGTGAGTAATACGCGAACTTCTTCATATCAAGCATTTTTACAGCAAGCAGAACTGGAACGATTTCATCATTTTCTATGATGACTGCTTCAGTAAGTTTGCGAACCATCTCATAGGCGTCTTTATCAAATAAAGGATCTTGAGGTTTCTTTTCCTCTGGTTTTGCCTTTAAATCCATAACTTCTAAATAATGCTTAGCATCTTCAAAGTGAATCGCTCTCAATTCTCGGTAACTTGCTGAGTATTTAAAGTGATTCTTTAAGCGACTCCACATTTGCACAATCAAATTTTTATTACCTTTTGCTCTTGTATGAACAATGTTATAAAGAATGCCAGCTTGTTCTGGTGAGATAGTTTGTTTTCCATTAAGCAACCATTCCATCACAAGTGAATCATAGGCACGAATTACCATTAAATGAAATTTAGGGCTAATCCACATTGCATATGCATAAACTAGTTCTTTTACTCCAAATGTCCCAACTCCATTGACCACTTTTACAGCACTCCTCATATTTGAGGGGTGGTCGTTTTCTGAGCTTCTCATATTTGAGAAGCTGTCGATTTCTTTGATTAATTCTTGCGTTTGCTCATTACGCAAAAAGTTAGCAGGCTTATGTTTAGCCAAGTCTCCACTAGCCTTGTGAAGGTCATTCAAGCAATAACGCCCATCTTCATCTTGGCGAATAGTAAATTCACCAATAACTAATGGCTTATTATTTGGATTTAAAAAGTTTTGTGTTAAATTAGACATGTTGTCTTTCCTGTAGATTGCGACATCAATTAAGCCCTGTCCGCCAAGATCATGGGCTTTTTTGTTGCCTATTGATTTCATGCTTTCGCACTCTCTCGCGTTAGTTTCTTTTTAAGCTCTTCAAAATGTCTCACTAAGTAGTTATTCAGAGAGCGCCCTTCTTTCTTTGCCTGCTCTAACAAAAACTCTTTTAGCTCCTCAGGCATCCGCGTATTCATTTGTACAACATTCATAATTTCTCCTTTATAGTCTCACATCAAATGTTAGCGTTTTGCTATGTTAGCAATATGCTAATATTGATGTCAATATTTTTTGATAGCATAATGCTAACAACCTTCAATTTAGTTGTAATATAATGGCTGATATTCAATTTAATCTACGCATTCCAGAGGAATTGAAAGAAAAGATTAAGCAAGCCGCAACTGAGAGTGGCCGATCAATTAATGCTGAAGCTCAATACAGGCTTGAGCAAAGCTTTGAATTACCACGTTCAATCAATATGGAAAAAGTGCTGCGTTTTATTGATGCTGTTAACGCTTTAGAAAGAATTGAAAAATTGGAAAAGGAATTGGATTCTTTAAAAAAAATAGAATAAGTTCAATATAATTACCACTATATGAAAAAGCACCCTAGGGTGCTTTTATTAAAACTTATTCCACCCACATGCATTATTTTGCTTTCTCATGCCCGCCTTTAGTGCGACAAGGTTGAATTCTTGTAATGAAATCCCGCCATCGCTTGTTTTAAAGAAAATCTTTAGTTTATTTGCCGACTTAATTAGACTAACCAACTCCTCATTCTCGCCAAAATCCTGCCAGTCCTCTTCACTACGGACCTTTATCGGTTGAGCTTCTGTTGTTTTGTCTGTTTCAACAAAAACATAATCTTCACTTGTATAAGACAAGTGTCTTTGTGACCATAAACTTATAGATGTTGTGCCACCCTCACATCCAAGTCTTAAAATAGGATAGATGTATTTAAAACCCTCACCAACTGTTAGGCTAGATGGTGTTGCTGTAGCATGTTTTGCTGAAAAATGATATTCAGCATCCTTATATTTAGGTTCAGGTATTTTGAAGTTTGGGGGTATTAATTCATCCTTGTCATTAAATTTTGGTTGTTGGTTGCAAATTTCAGACCACGCTCTTGAAAATTGTTGATTAGCTATATTGTTTTCATCTTCAAAGAGTACCGTTTTATTATTAAGCACAATATATCTAGTTTTACCAACATACCCACCCATTCGATTCTTTGAGTTAACCTCACCACAAAAACCTTTCTGGTTTGAAAACATGGCGGAGCTTGGATCTATTAAATCCTGCTTAACAATCTCCTCAGAAAATGATTTTACCACCAAGTTAAGTCTTGCCTGCTTCTCCTCCTTGCTTTCACACCCTACCAAACCAAAAACCAAACTTAATAAAATAATCTTTTTCATATAAAATGCACCCAATATCAACACCTTAAAATTAGCTAATAATCCAAATAAAAATTATTAAAGCTATAAATAAAATAACTCCACTGATTATCCATTCAGATTTAGGGTAACCCCATACATTATCTGGATTATTAAAATCAGGTTCTCTTCTACGTGTCGTTTTCTTAGTATGACTAGAGAACTTAGAATAAGATAAACCAGTACCTGGAATACCTACTGTTGTGCGAGTACCCTTCTTACTTACATTTACACGTGCACCTTTCCCACCCACAGAAACACTTGATAGCCCTTTTTTACTAATATTGACACGGATTCCAGGAGCAATTTTTATACTTTTTCTAAAATTCAATCCCATCACATCACCTATCTAGAGCAGATCTTTTTAGAAGCACTGATGGAACCATCATTACAAACAAACTTACTACCATCGCAATGACTTATCCCACCTTTCTTACCAGAGCACGGTTGTCTCCCTCTACCTGCTTCCGCAACACTTAATGAGCTTAAAACTAATAAAAGACTTAAAATGACTTGTTTCATGGTTTTTACCGTTTGTTATAAAGTGTACTAACTTTAACAAACTGGTTACTAAATGTCACATAAAGGAAAACCACCCGAAGGTGGTCGTTTCATAATATTGGTCGTCAATAGGTTTTCGTAGTAGTCAGCGGCTTGCAGTGTCAACAGGTAATTTCTCTCTTATACGTGTACTTCTAAACAAGACCGCCCGAAGGCGGCATTAACTGTTTTCGATATCTCTTTTAGCTTTCTTAACTTCTTTAAGTACTTCAATAATCGTCTTACCTTCCTGTTTGTTAATGAAGTTAAAGATCCAGCGGACTAAAGCCCAGCCAGGTAAACCACAAACAAAGAAGAATCCTCCAAGAGCAATCATCCCCCATATATCAGTAACCCATTCATGAAGCCCCCATTTCACGATAATGAATGAGCCGCCAGCGAGGCTTGATACAACCGTACAAATCAAGCCCACTGCCCACTCTTGTGGTGAGCGTGGCATACGTGTCATTAATACAACTGCTACAACCAAGCTGGCCGCCAAAGCCACCACAATTGCAAACCCATAAAATTTTAATAGTGCTGTAAAGCCACTAGTGGAAACTGGTTCCATTTATTTCTCCAGATTTTTTGGCATTAAAAAAGCCCTAACTTATTTAAAGCTAGGGCTTGTGTGGTTTTGCTGTGTAGTTACGATGCTTTTTTAATTACAAGCTTATATCTACTACCAATAAAATCAGGATCATCTTCAATTGATACTTCCGCATTGAAGCCTTTTTCACGAAGTAGATCTGAAATGGCCGTTGTTGTTTCTTCATTTAAAGTCATCTTTGAATAAAGAGTACATACTCCGTTTTGTGCAATGTCTGCTTCAATCTTTGGTAAAGCACCTTCTACATACATTTCTGCGTAGTTCATATTAAATTCCTGATTCTAATGTGAATGAAACTGAGAAGCGCATCGGGTCAACTAACGCACCTGACAAATTTTTAAAAAATAACTTAACTCCAGCCGCGACTCTATAAGCTGACCAACTACCATCGTATGCTTCAATTGCTTGAAGCGTTGGTGGCAAAATAACATCCCCACTACCCAGACCTGTGCCAGCAAAAATGCCAGAAACTTCAATGTGAGGATTCGCTAATTCAGTAGTTACTCCTGAATCTCGTTGCAATCTATAGACCCCCGTTGATTCTTTTGAAATCGACCAACCTGCATTGTTTTGTTGGGTAGTAAAAGTGACATCATAAGTCAGCATCATCGGTGCGATAAAACGACCCACTTTTGAAACTTCGTGATTGTATGTATTCCACTTACGAATTTTTTTAGTCCATGAATCAGATGCAACATACGGTGCATTTGCAGCAGTAGCGCCAATTACTCGCTTAAATACAACACTTGAAACTGATGTTTCATCCTGATTTGCGAAATACAATTCACCATTCGGTGCATTAATATAAATCGGTGTTTTATAGTTTGAGTCTGTTGCAGTTGGTTGAGTAGTAATTAATAATCTTCGATTAGTACCACCATACCAATTAGCAAAAAGTGTTGCTAAACCAGATGGAGAAAGTTGTATTTTCGCACCCGTCGCACCGCCCAAGGTAATGCGGCTCTTATCGATAACAACACCACCAATATTATCTGATACAGCCAAAGCAGTTGTGTCAGCTCGATTTAGCCAAGGCGTTCTAATGTATAGATTATTAGTGATGCAATTAAATGTTTGTTGATAAGAAGTATTTACAAGCCAGTCACGAGCTACACCATCTCTTGTTTGCTCTGCCCAAATTGCATTGAATGAGCAATTCGACCAAATTCCTGCCGTGAGGCCAAACTGCATATATTCAAGAATAATATTATTAAAGACGCACTGATAAGCTTCTTTAGCAAACAGCACAGGGTATTTACCCCATTGCCATGAGCAGTTGTCAAAATATGCAGTAGTACTTTGTTTAGAATCAACATCAGCAATATAAAACCCTGCATTTGATGCACTAATTGACATCAAATTTTGGACACGGAACGAGACCGTTGCATTCGATAAATATACTTGATTGTAAAAGCCTGAAATATTTGCATTTGAAAGTGTGAAGTTATAACCATCAACTTTTAAACCCGAAATATTTTCTGAAACACCCTCACTTACTAATTGCAAATCTCTTACTTCGGCGCCCACGTTAATAAATGCCACATTATTAAGAAGGGTATTTGAATTTGAATAATCACCTGGTCTTACCTTTAGAGAGTTCATTGCATACGCAGTGGCATTTTGTCTACTAAATCCACCTCCAACAATCCCTTTACCCTTGCAATCAACTTGTTTATTGATGCGATATTCAACTTGTCTGTTAGCAAGATAAATATTCGAACCTGTGTATGGACTCAACGCACATCGAATAAATGCGTCCGCATCGTCATAATTTGGGTCGTCACCCAGACCGCCAAAATCATCAATTGTTGGAAAAGCAACTGTGATTTTCACCCAATTCCCGCCATTTGCAGCAACAACAATATAACCGTCTGGAACTTTTGAACTATCAGCACTAAATACAAAAGT